TTAACTGCTGGTAGAAATCTAAAAACAGCATAACCATTACCTGACTTATCTAATTCTGGTTTCCAGAATCTTTCATCAGCGAATGATTGTTTTTGTTTTTGAGGATCTGATACTTTAGCAAGTTCTGACACTAGGGTGTCAAGGTTTGATTTTGAGCGTTTTAACGCTGCTATACTTGTATTCATATGTATTTTCCTTTGTATGTTATTGTATATTGTTGTATCTGTATTGTGCTATATTAACGCACATTGTTATTTATAATACTACTCTTTAATAAACCAAGACTTAATTGTATTGATGTTTCTAGCAATTTGGTCTTTACCATCTTGCCAATTTTTCTTTTGAAACTCAATTGTATCTTCTTTTACTGTACTGATATGAGCAACTAATAAATTTTTTTGTTTAATAAATTCATTACTTATATCATTTAAAGTAGTTTTCTCATTAGTATTTCCCACCGTAGCAGTAAAGCATAATACTAAAAAAGCTATTATTATAGTTTTCATATGTCTATTATATCATTTTCAAGTCTTATTGTCAAGCAATTCTAACTTCATTTTTAATGCTTTGACTTCTTCCACTTTATCTTCCACTTGTTTGGCAAGTAACTTATTATCATATTTTAAATCGGCATTTTCTTTTTCCAATTCTCTATACGCAATTTCATCCATAGTGTCCAACGGTCTACGCATAGCTTCTGCCTCTCTTACTTTGTCCGCTAATTTTTTATTTTCTCTTTGAAATTTATCGTTAATTTCAAGAGCGATAGACAATGAATTATCCAATTCTTTAATTCTTTTATCTGTTTCATCAACTTGTCTAGTTAAATCTAAAGGTCCTCTATCGTCCACTTTTGTATGGTCTACTTCTATTCTATCTATTTCCATTTTAATTTTATCCTCTGGTGAATGTATATTGGTAAGTTTATTTTCTTCTAATATTTTAATTGCTTCTTTATTTTTATCTACCATATCGTTTCTTTCGTCCTTTTCGTAAAAGTCTTTCTCTTTTATGCCACGCCCATACACTTATTGTACTGGCTATTTTTTCTATCCAATGATAGATACAGTTATACATTATTTTATCCCACATAAAGGCCATATTTTTCTACAATCTTATTATATTTTTTTAAATTCTCTTTTTTCACTTCTCTATTACATAAGCAACAAATTTCTTTCTTTGGTAATTTGTAATTCATTTTTTTTACAATATACTCTACCACAGCTCCTCTATTCTCAATTAAATATTCTGCTGATTCATAATCTTCACCTGACGGATGAATATGTCCATCTTCGTCCCTATGAAAGGTATACGTTTTATTATTATATTTTATTATCTTCTTCGTTGTCATTTGTTTCATACTTTTAAAGGAACGGTTTATACTAGGGTCATTGTATCTATTTCCATTATTTCTCAATATCTGATCTTACTATATGTTTTCTTAACGCTCTAACCAATCTTTCAATATTATCTATGATATCAATTAAACTTTTATCTGTAATAAAATGTTGTTTTTCTTTTAACTTATCATATTCTTTTATAGAAATCTGAACCATTGGTGAATAATCTCTTTGAGTTTCATTTTCATATGTGGCTTGGTGATTGCAGTCCTTACCATTTTCTTCTTCGTCTATCATTTTCATTTTTTCTCACTTTCTTTTGTGTCTGTTCCATTTTCAGGTGGATGTACTTCTATATTTTTACAAACATATTCAATACCTTCTTTAAAAGCACGACTAAGCATACATTCATAGCCAGTTATACTTGAAAGTAATACATCATTGGTTGTAGGTAAATCTGCTGCTGATAATGCTAAATCGGTACCTGTTTTAGTAAAAGTTATTACTTTATATTCTGAATATGCACCAGTGCTAGTTGCTAACCATGCAGGTGCTGTGCCACAAGCATTTAACAATAATAACAACAATAAACTAACTACATATTTTTTCATTTTAGTTCAACTTCTCCGCCTGCGGCTTCTAATTCTTTTTGCAATTTTTCTGCTTCTTCTTTTTCAATATCTTCTTTAAGTATACCAGGACAATCTTCTACAAAATTCTTTGCTTCTAATAAACCCATATCTTTAAAAGCTCTTACTGATTTAATAACAGAAATCTTTTTATCAGGTGCAAATCCTGTTAAAATTACTTTGAATAAAGATGCTTCTTCTTTTTCTTCCTGTTGTACAGCTTGAGGTTGACTCATTAAATTATTTAAATCCAAATTCCAAGCTTTTTCCAATTTCTTTGATAATTCGCCTGCTTCTATAACAGTTAATTTTCCTAATTCTTCTACTAATCTGTTTATGTCAGCCATTATCTATCTAATTTCTTTTTTCTACCCATTGGTAAAAAAACATATTCTCTAATTTGTTTACCTTTTTTACTTATATATTCAATTATAACTTTTGTATCTTTAACTTTATTCTGTATAGATTTAACTGCCTTCTTAAAACTCATTTGCTCTGTTGTTTCAATAGGAGTTTCATCAGCGTCATCTTTAAAAAATTTAAATTCTCTATTTTTTGGCATTTTTATCAATCTGCCATTCTTTAATTTGTTTTATTCTTGCTGGTATTACCTTCGTTGTATTACAAGAATCACAACACACATCACCAATATTTTTTCCAAGCGGTGATGGATTATTAAAAGTTGGTTGTCCTTTAGAAATATCTTTCGTATTACGAGTCATTAAAACTCTACATAAACAACATTTTATTTCCATATTATTGACACGATTCACACTCGTCTGTATCATCTATTATATATCCTTTATCTTCTTTTTTAATGTCATCTTGTATTTTGTTATATTATATTTTAGAAAAGGTTTGTATCTAGTCATTCTATCATATAATTTAGGCCATAATACTTTCTCTTGTATATCTTTATTTAATCTTTTTGAAAACCCCAAAATATCATCTAGTATTAAAAGTGTTTCAAAGTTTATCCTTTTAGATAAAAAGTATTTAAGTATAGGTGGGTGTTGTCCTCCTTTAGATGTAAATAAATCATCAAAACTTAATTTCTTTGTTATCTTACTTAATATATAGTCTATATCTTGTTCATAATAATAATGTAATGCCTCTAATTTTTTTGACCAGAGTTTATAGTTCTCATCACCAGATCGCCCAATGATATCGCCAATCCAAAGATTAGTATTAGTGACAAAATTACTAACAAAATAATCGACAATATTATTATTACTATAAGCTCTAGAAAGCTTGTGAAAGAAGTATTTATCCCTTCTTTTAGTAAAGGTTTCAAGCCGAGCAGTTGTTCTGCCACCGTGTTTATGGTAGTTGTAACTCTGGTTTTTACTTGTGAAATGTAATTTGATTGCCAGATAGATTTTATAAACTTCAAAGCCATTCACTCTTTAACCTTTAAGACTTTGTAAATATTTTAACACATTTTCTGCTGAAGATTCTCCATAAGGGTCTTCTGGTATGTCGTCTCCTTTACCTGGTTCTACAAACATCTGCTCAATTACACCATTAACAACTATCATAGCATATCTCCAAGACCTTTGACCAAAACACTTATCTCTTTTTTGAATAAGCATTCCCATCTCCTGTGTAAATTGTCCATTACCATCTGGTATGACTTTTACATTTTCTAATTTTTGATTTGCTGCCCAAGCATTCATAACGAAAGAATCATTTACTGACATACAGTAAATTTCATCTATGCCGTGTTGTTTGAAAACACTTGCCTGTTTTTCGTAGCCTGGTAATTGTTGATTGGAACAAGTTGGTGTGAAAGCACCTGGTAAAGAGAATACTATTACTCTTTTATCCTTAAAGTAAGTATCTGTATTGGTTTCAACCCAATCACCTAATTCTCTTACTTTAAAATGAACAAAAGGTACTTGCATATTTATTTTATCGTCAAACATATATTCTCCATTTTATAGTGGTAGTTTTGCTACCTTTTCTTTTAGCATATTAAGATTTTGTGCCTCATATGCTATTTTTTCTTTTAATGTTTTATTAATCATTGATTTAGTATTACTAGGATCAATTTCATTATCTTTACAATACTCTAAAATTGCGTCTA